GAATCAAATGCGGCATCATTATCGTCTGCGGATGCACCCGGGCCACCGCCCCAATGCTGTGGGGTCTCAAGACCATAAGGTTCCCACCCCGGCAGGTCTGAAATTAGAGATCCGGTTCCGATGTATTTATATTGGACCGCCCCATCAGAAACAATATCACCAGACTTCCAAGGCCAATTTACAGCAGCAACAAACGCCGAACGGCTCGCAAACGCATCGTCAACCCACTTGGACAATGTAACATACCAATTAGGCGCGTTTTGGGCACCGCTGGCGCCCTCTACGATATATTCACCGGGGTTTGCCCGGAACGATACAAACCCCTCAGAAGTTCCAAGAAAAGGGTTAGCCTTTGCAACACCTGCATCGTCATAGATAGTAGCAATCGAATTATCAGACGCATTGCGAACAGTAATCGACGGGTTTACAACGTAATTGCCATTGTCTGATTGAACAGTTGCCTGCCAGCGCACCAGTGCCATTATGGGATATCCTTGATCATTGTATCAATTGCCTTGAACACACCAGAACGGACAGTCTTTTTAAGACCAACCGAGCTAGTAATTTGGCACTCGAAGTAATTTGTTTGCCGAACCAGAGACGCCGTTTCAGTGTCGGTCACGGTGAAGTAAAACTGGTATAAGTTCGTGCTGATAGCGATGTCACCATCTGACATTCGCTTAGTGATGCGCACAGTCCCGCCCAATTCATCCGCTACGATAAATACTATTTCGATTGCCCCAGAAATATCGAACAGGCTACCATGACTGTCGTTTTCGTGAGACGAGAATACGATAAGGCAATCGTCGCCCTGTGGGACAGCGATATAGCCGTTATGAACATCTTCACTGCATCCGCACATCAGCAAGGCCCCGCATTTCTAGGCCAGAAAGCCATTACGTCAACTTGTGTCACATATACCGCAGGCGCGCAAATAACCGGCTTTTTAGGCGCATCTTCAACAGCATATCCTTGACTAAAGAAAATAGCCATTACTTGCCTTTCAACTGCGATTGCAGTTTCTTGATCGTTTCAATCAATGCCGGATTATCAACATACTTCACAGTTTCAATTGTTCGATCAATATACTTGATTTCCTTCTCAGGCGGCATAGCAACATATTTGACAGTTTGAGAAGGTTTTTCTTGTGGCCTATCAATATAGACAACCCGTTCAGGCCCCGGAACTTCCACAATTCTATCGCGGTATTCAATCTTAGTCTCAACCGGCATTGGGACCGGCTTCTCAATCACGCGGTCACGATATTCTATGACTGTCTTCTTTTTGCGCTCAGCCGCCAATTCAAGCTGGAATTTCGTCAACTCATCAGTCAGCCGCTTGATTTCTTTTCCAGACGCAGGATTGTCTTTGTATTTGATAACATCAACTTCAACCGGAACCTTGACTATTTCCGTCTTGACCTCAACTTGACGTTTCTTGCGCTTTTCAGCCGCTAGTTTTGCTTTCAGGTCTGCGATTTCTGCTTGCGCTGCGGTTATAGCGGCTTCGTCACGAATGATGCGTTCAGGACCGGGAACTTCCACAATCCTCTCTACTGTTACAACCCGTTCAGGACCGGGAACTTCAACCACACGATCACGATACTCAATCTTAACTTCCTGTGGCATTGGCACAGGCTTTTCTATAACCTTTGGCTCTTGCGCCTCAAACCATTCAATGCGTGATAGAGCCTCACGAAGCTTGCCCTGCATGGCAGCCAAGTCAGCCTGTAATTGCGGAATACTAGTCATTAGCCCCTCACGAAAATACGCTTGGCAACTACAGTGCCAGCAGCGGGAATGCGATCAACACGCACAATAGTATGGTTGACACCATCAATCCTAACAATTTGACCAACTGAAACAGGCGCATCCGCAACCACGATAGCTTGCAAGTCCGTTGACAGAAGGGTTGTGTCGTTTAAATATTGCGATGACACGCCACGAAAATCTGTTCCATCGAACTCGACAAACACAGTGCTTACCGTTGGCGCATCAAGAGGCGTTGCCCAATCAACCACAGTCGTTGTGCCGGTCTCGAATGTCCCCTGTCTGAATTGAGCAATAAGCCCGTCAGCCATGAGTTTCATCGCCGCGTAGTCCATTAGACCGCCACCGCCCAAGGCTGCGACCGCTGGCCCGGCTTGCTATTCAGGAAGCACGACAACCGATCAATTGCCATTGTCACCACAGGACGCATTTCATCAACCGATCCTTGCAGGCGCGACGTGTCCATCTCTTGCTCGATCACGTCAACCTTGTTCCGCTTGACCACGGCGCCGAGATTTACAGAAGGCGTCAGGATGCCCGGCGATTGAAACTCTGCCCGCGCTAGAACATGCTGGGCAAAGATCACTTCCGCAGGGATGGTGTTTGACGCAATGGATGTTCCTTCGTAGTCAGTCACACCTGAGCGAGGCCAAGCCAGAGCCTGCGACCGACCATGCGCGCGGTTGCCTTTCCATGACAGCGCATCAAGATACGCCACGGCGCGGCGGATAGCAGCTTCCTTGTCCTCTGTGCTGCCAGCAAGTGAATGGCCATAATAGGCAGTAGCCCACGCGCTGCAAGCCGTCACATCAGCGTAAGCCTCTGCGTTAGCCAGTCCTGCCCCTGTTTCGATAACTAGTGCCATGCGCGCCTCTATGGTTTCGTGCGATCATACAAAAAAACCGCTTGACAGGCAAAAGAGGCGGAACTATAGGTTTTCGAAAGGAGAAATGAAATGACTTACACACTGTTTGTTGATGACGAAAGAATGCCGCGTGATGTTTCTAGCGTTGTTGTTAGAACCTACAATGAAGCCTGCAAATATGTCACTATCAATGGCACCCCTGATCATGTTGACTTTGACCACGATCTCGGTGATGGGGAAAGCGGACATGATTTTGCCAAGTGGCTGGTAAACCGCGCCCTTGATGGTCATGGCTTTCCTTCGTCGTTTGCAGTTCACTCGCAAAATCCGATTGGCCGCAAAAATATCACGGAAACCATGAATTCGTATCTGAAATTTGCCTTGACAGGCAAAGCGGGTGATATATGGTGATCACAGAAGCAAATGGAGGCTGCTATGAGCGAATGGAAAGAAAACACCGGAACTGTGCCGGATGAAGTTGGACCTCATACCAAAATCGAGGTTGAGTATCGGATGGGTGGCGGACAACAATGGGGTGAATAATTTAATCTAAACCGAAATATTCCTAGTCTCTGGACGCTTGACGGCACTCCTGTTGACATCATCCGTTGGAGGCTGATCTAATGCAAGTCAAACCCGGAAAATACAAAACCCGCGACGGTCACGATGCTGTTGTATTGACTGTTGATGCGCCGGTAACTTATGGTAAAGTAATCGTGTATATCATTTACAATTTTAACGGGTTTACCGAATCATACGCGATGCGATGGGAGGATAATGGCATGTTTTGCGTTGGCACTGAAAGTGCCGACGACCTTGTGGAATACATCTGCGAATGACCTACATCACCACCAAGACTCCAATGGTCGCCATGCCGCGATCAGAGGCTAAATCGCACCATACGCCAAGCACTGAACTAGCATACCTGTCAGCATATGACGCGCTGTGCAAGAAAGAACGTCGCGTCGGCAAACTACCTGAATTTGTGCCATCGCGCATGTCGTCGTTTGATCAGGAAACTGCAAACGATGCTGTAATTGGTGCCATCAAATGCGGAGTTGTTCGGTCTGCTGACATGGTGAAACTTCTCGGATATTCCGAAACGCGCATGTCATATATCCTTGCATATATGCGCAAACGTGGTATGATCGACTATGATTACAGCAAACTTCAATGGAGTGTGAAATGACCGACTATAACGATGGTAAATGGCATGGCTGGAATGGCGGGAATGCCCTGTGCATCCAAAGAGTTTGGTGGATGCAGTGTGGCATTGCCGGAATACTAGAAAGGCTGGCGTTGTTGAGGGGCACCTAGCAAAAGAAGAAAACCCATATGATGCAACTTTAGCATGGCGCAATATCATTAAATTCCGCGTCGTCAAGCCTTACGTTGAACCGCGCGAGTTTTGGATCAATGAGTATGCCGACGGACTTCTAACCGCGTGGCACACAAAAGAAGTAGCTGACTTCATCGAATCAAGTAGCCGCATCCGCTGCATCCACGTCAGAGAGGTGATCGAATGAAAACCGCAGAACTAATCGCAGAAGCCGTCACCGCATTTGCCATTATCTGGGGTGGCGTGTTTCTTATCGCCATTGTGGGTTAAGCCTGATTAACCTCAGCGGCGCATCCAGCAAATTTCGTATCCACCGGAAAATAAAACTGGATCGCCGCGCCATTTGGCACTTGGTCTCGGCTTCTAGCAAACTGACCAAGAACATATAACCCACCAGTCGCATATTTCAGATTGCGAAAGCGAACTGACCCAGACCCAAAGATACGCCAGCTCTTTCCGGTAATCGTCTGTGATGCAAAATACTTTAACGTTCCGGCAAACGGGCCGTAGATCGTCTCGTTTGTATACGAACCAGACGGAGTGACAAGCTGAACAAGCATCCTGCCGCCACTGGCAATGTCGACCTCAAGACCATATTCATACGGCGCGGAAATGTAAGGCGCCATGTCTGATCCGATCAGATAGCCATCTGCGCCAGCGTGAACCCACCATTCTGCATCCTGCGACCATCCGGGGCCACTAGTAAACACTGGCGCATCAAGCAACGTTCCGGTTGACGCTACACCAGTGTAAAGCTGATCAATCACACCAGCGCCCCAAGACAAAGCATGAGGGCGCGCTTCTGCCGACACTGTGGCAAGAGAATAGACAAACCACCCATCGCCACCAATGCCACTCGATACAAGCTGCGGCGAGTTATTCTTAAGCCCAGATCCAGTTTGAGATTGCGACCAATCAGACTGAACTTCTGTCAGCGCAAAGCTATCATCAATCCGAAGAACAGCCGGGCCGATAGTCGCGCCAGAAGGTGTTACGACTAAGTTTGCTGGCTCAATGGTCAGACCATTACCATAGAAGATAGCAGATCCAATTCCCGCAACATCATCCTTGGCAAGAGAAACAAGCGTTAACGTATCAACGCCATGCGTAGCAGAAACGCTAGTCAATGCCCCTTGATACCGAAACGCAACACCAAGCATGGCAACTGGCGTCGCTAGTTCGTATAGAACCGTAATGCTAGAAAGGCCCGTTCCGTTCTCCACATGATCCAAAGGGCCGGGAACTGGATCATACACAATGCCACCGCTAGACGACGCAGCAGACGATCCTAGCGAAACACCAAGACCAACCTTCAAACCAAGGCCTCAATATTTGCAGCGGTTGTGCCGGTTTCGTGAATGCGCGATGCGTAAACCATGAGCACCTCGTTATTGCCAATGGTCGTATTGCGAACGTTGCCTAGGAACGTGGTAATGCGAATAGTGCCACCAGTCTGCGCTCGAATAGCTCTCGCAGGCGTTGCCAAGTCAATAGTATCACTTGGCGTCACCGGAACAATATCGAAGGCAACGAAAATATCTGATTGGCTGGCTGGGTTTAGGGTCATCTTGAAATCCTTATATCTTTTACAGACGATAACACATATCCAAGATGCAAGAAAGAAGGGGCGGAATTATCCGCCCCTCTAATCATTAAGCGCCAAGGCCGATGCGCTGGGTAGCTTCTGGACGCTTGTTATACATCAGAGGATAAGCGTATTCCTCATAGCGAACCCAAGCGTCACGGCCCGAAGTGTCGCGCAGGTTCATGGCGTAGAACTCACGACCAAGCGACCCCATGAAAGGAATGAACTCAGGGCAAGGCGTCACAGCATGGATCAGGCTATCAGTGCCAGCGACAAAGGCAAATGCCTCGTTCGATTTGACAGCGATTTCCTGATTGTCATCAGTGCCGCGATAGTTCACAATCCGCATTCCAGCATAGCCGGTGAACTCTTCAAACGCGCCATTGGTGCGCAGAACGTTGCTTTCGTCGCGGCTGATATTCAGGTATGTCTCACGAACTTTGGCGTTAGCCATAAAGGCATCCCACCAGTCATCACCAGCCAGATACACGATGGTAGCATTTTGACCGAACAGACCCTTGGACTTGCGCAGAAGAACGCGCTTAAGTTTGGTTGCAGCGTCACGCGGATCAAAGGTCGAAGAAGTCAGGTTCCAGTTGATCTTGGCGGCTTCGGTGGCAGCAAACTGAGTGAAGTAATCGAACAGCAGACGGCCATCGGTATCATACAGACGGCCTTGCAGCGCGCCCAGACGGTGATACTCAAGAGTTGCCTCAATATCAGCCCGCACAACTTGGCGATACTGGTCATAGATCGACATCACAGTGGCAAGAGTATCCTCAGTGCCAAACGCGCGAAGGTCTTTAACCTCAGAAGCGTTAATGGTCTTGCCCTCGGCGATAGAAACCGAGTTCAGGTTGACCATATCGCGCGGATCGTATTTCCGCTCAGTGGGGGCCGAACCAAGAGGACGAGTTGGCAGAAGTTCCAGAGTGGTCGACTTGCGGTCAATCCAGAAGTTAGTCGAAGTCGTCGGCTTCTTGGTGAAGAACTGCGATAGGTAATTAGGAAGGTAATCAACCTTATCGACAGTGCCGTTCAGCGATGCGAGGTCAAACCCGCCAGCAGTGCCTAGAAAGATATTCATCGACATGCTATTACTCCTTATTCGTTACGCGCTGCAATGCCGCGGGCATCAAGGCCCGAGATCACAGTGCCAATAGTTTTGCCCGAAGGAACCAGAATACGCGAAATTTGCACTTCGGCATTACGAGCCACGACAGAACGTTCCTGACCAGACAGACCGCCTTCATACAGAACGCCATACACAGATCCAGCGTTCCACACGGCGAACTGCCAGCGGGTCACGTCAACGTCGATGCTGAAACCGTCACCAGCAACGAACGCGGTAGCCCCAGCGGTAATGGTGAAGTTGATCTGGGTATTGAACGCTACGCCAGTCGAACCAGTGGCCACAAGAGTGCCGGTCGGATCAAGCACGTTGAACGCGGTGGCAGCGGTGAACACAACGCTATAGGTGCCAGCCTTCGCAGCAGCCAGAACAGATACCGCACCTACAGTGCCGTTACCGGTGTTCTGGGTGTTAGCAGTCGCAACAGTGTTCGCAGCCAGAGTAGCTTTCTCGACGATGGTGCCAACGGGCAGATCAGCAGCGAGAACGCCTTTTTCGAATGACGCATTGTCCGCGTAGCTGATCAGGAATTCAGCAGTGCGCGCGCCAAGAGTAAGGATAGTCATTACTTAGCACCTTTCTTTTTGTCGCGCTCGGCATAGAACGCTTCCATGGGGGACATTTCTTTGCCCTTAGGCTTCATCGCATCGCCAAGAGCAGAGCGGGCGGTATCGTTAGCAACAACACCAGCGTCGATAACGGCCAGCGCGCCTTCAATCTGCGCATCGGTCATGTCTGCGGCTTTATCGCCAAGAGCAGCCTTCACTTTTTCGCGCCGGGCCATAGCATCGGCCATCGCTTTGGCTTTTTCCTTGATCTGTTCATCAGTCAGGATTTTAGCCTTTGCATCAGCGATTTCGGCATCCTTGACAGCGATAGCGCCCTCAAGTTCACCGATCCTTTTGTCTTTTGCCTCAATGGCAATCTTTAGCGCATCAGCGTCAGTTGCAGCTACGTTAATAGCCTTGTCGCCAATCGCTACTGCTTTCATTTCCACTTTAGGAACCTCATTGCTAGTAGTGAGCGGGGCAGCGCCCCATTGATTAGCGGCACCGTCACCAATGCGCGCTTCTGATCCGGCGCGGGCTTTATCAACCAGCGCCAAATGGTTAATGCGGATATTTTTCATCACCGCGTCATAGTCTGGGTGATTGTCCACAAATTCGATTTCCGCCGTATACCCAGCGGATAGCTCTTTCTTTCCGCTTTCAAAATCCTTGATCGCAGCAGCGTCCTTCAGGATCAAGTCAAGAGCAAGAAACTCCCCGTCTCGCATGACATTGGCCCCAACCTCGCCAACCGCCAGATTGCGCCAATTGTCAGCGTCAACCAGTTCGCGCGGATGATCGTTCGTTACCGGCGCATGGGCAAAACCAGCAACGCTATCTTTTGAAAACACTTCATTTTCCGGCCGCATGACGCGAACCACACGATTTCCCGTTAGACCCAACTCCGATGCAAGGTAATCTTGAACGCCAGCGCGAACAGCCTTAGCGTGGGCAGTTACATAGCCTTCGCTTGTCTTTCGGACTGTGCCAATATTTGCGCGGTCAAGGAACTTATGTGTCATGGCAGAATTGTTAGCATGAGTGTTGCTATCTTGCAACTTGGCGGAACTGTCATCACTTTCAAATTCCTTCGGTTCCCATGCTCGGCAAGTCCGAAGATTGTGGCAAATGAAGTCAAACTTCTCACAGAACCCACGACCTCCGCCGTCTGCGTCATACGCATCCATTGGAACGGCGTCCATTTTTTCCATTGCCTCAGTCGTATTATTGAAATACTCACAATTCGCGCAAAGCATTCTTCGCGCTTGCGTAACATCAACCATCATCGCCTTGGCATATGTATCCCAAAACGCAGGATTTGCGTCTGGCTGTTCGCTGGCTTTTTCTGGACCTAGACCATGATATTCAGCGACAACTGATCTATTAGCTGCATTCGTATACGCACTAAGAACATCAATGCTATCGCCAAAATAGCTCATACAAACCGCATATCTTTGCTTTTCATCTGGAAACTTGCCAGCCTCTCTAGACATGCAGCGACTAATGAATTTATCCTTGCTTTCACCAGAACCACGCTTAATTGGCATTTACATCATCCTCAGTCGGTGACTGGCTATCAGGCAACGCATCCTCGTCCGGCTCATCATCAATCTCACCATAGTCATCAAAGCTAGCCTCAAGTCCGGGGAATGTTCCTGCTTCAACAAGCGCACTAACAAGCGGGCGCCCGACAATATCAATAGGCATCCCCATGCGGATCATGCGTTCTGCGGCAGTGGTCAGCTTGTCCGCAATCTCGGCCCGCTCTTTATCGCTCGTTTGCCATAGGCTTGCCCATTCATACCACAGATCGTCAGGTCGGTATCCATTGGCAGAACGGATTAGGCATTCATCTAGGATTGAAATTGATGGTTCAACTGAATTGGACTGAATAGCATTGATACTGTCGTAATAGCTTGACAGTTCCAGATCACCAGTTGAACCCAGACCGCCAGAAGATGCCCCGAACAGCAATGCGCGCGGGATCGAAGCCGCCGCGCTTACTTCCTCTTGAGCCTTTTCGATAATATCAGGCAACGTAGCAAAACTGACCTGAAATTGTTGAAATTCCTCGCCCGGCACATCCTTGTTTGCAGACGCAGATAGCAGACCCAAAGCTTGATTGCTCATCATCTGGTTAAAGAGCGTGAACCGATTGATGATTTGTGTTGACTGCGCCGGATCAGACAGCAAATCACCTAACCCCGGAACAGAGATGATCTTCAACCGGCTCTCAAACACCAGATGTGCGATGTTGGAAACGATACCGTCATGACGCTTGATTGCTGGCATGGCAGCTTGAAGCACTGACCGACCTTCGCGGCCAAACACCATATCGCGCGGGTCTTCATCACCATAAAACGTCACAAGCCGCGACGGATGGATGCGCACCATGCCCATAGTCGGGCTAGACAGTTCGTAATAGCGAGGCGACCCATAAAACGGTGACATTGGGTCATCATCTACATCACCGTCAGAGATTTCACGCTTGCTAACTACCGTTGCGAACCGCAGCCCGCCTTTACGAACACGGTTCAGATTGACAGGCAGCGCAGGATCATCACCTAGATCGAAATACACATGCGCGCGGCCAAGCAACCGCGCTAGTATCATCGCCCGTTCTAGCTTGGTCCGAAGGTCAAGGCGCTTCTCTTCCGCCTCGATCAGACCGTTTACAGCAGTATCACCCTGCCATTCGCGCCACTTGCGAAAGCAGTCACTTGCGACCTGATCAACAATCTTGCGAGGAAGCCAAGCGCCAGTATAGGCATTGATTGCCTCTTGGTCTGACAGATACGGCGCAGAATACGACACCGTTGCGGATTTGTCACGATCTGTGCCAAGTCCGGTTGTGAGCGACGTAAGGGTATCGTTGAACTTGATTGCGCTTGTCATGGGCACGATTGTATGGTATGGCATGTTGTAATGCAAACTAGGGGGTTCGCGCCTGTAGCTTAGTGGTTAAAGCTGTCCGCTCATAACGGATTGATCGCAGGTTCAAATCCTGCCGGGCGCACCAAAATCCGCACGTAGCTCAACTGGATAGAGCAAGAAACTTCTAATTTCAAGGCTGGGGGTTCAAGTCCCTCCGTGCGGACCAAACATCATGGCAAAGAAACAACACCACATCATCGCAACGATTTACGACAAACGCGGGCGCATCTTGTCGGTCGGCGCGAACAGCTACACGAAAACACACCCTATGCAAGCGCGCTATGCTGCTATGGCTGGCTTGCCTCATAAGCAATACCTACATGCAGAGATCAGCGCGATCTTGCGGATTGAGCGGCCAGAGAAAGCCCATCGCATCAAGGTCGAACGATATGACAGCGCGGGCAAGCCTGCCAATGCAAAGCCGTGCCCGATCTGTGCTAAGGTGATTGAGGCAACGGGTATTGAGGTTGTGGAATGGACTGAGTGATCAAACCCAGCCAGAATAGCTTATCTTACCGCGTCGCATGATTGGTTCTAAGGCGTAGCGCGTTGCGTCTATCCAGTGGTTATACGCATCAACAGGGATATCCGTGATGTATGGTTGCCCAGTTTCAGGATCAATGCGGTTTCTGTCAACCTTCCAACTGTAAAGCTGGAATTCTTCTAGCGTGTTTTTGCAGCGCGGATGGATATAGACGCGCTTGAATGAGCGAATGAACGCAATGCCATCTTCAACGCTTCCGGGGCCTTTCTTCGCGCCTTCGATCTTGTCCATGCCATTGCGGCGAACATGGCTAATCATGCTAGGCTGCGCGCTGTCGGCAATGGTTTTGTATTTCAGGAAGTCTGGTATTTTCTCACATTCGGACTTGACCTGATCCAATTCAATGCCAGTGCCGCCGCCTTCATACTCAATCCACAAGCATTCGTCTTTGATCCATGATCTAGTAAAAGCCGTTGGATCGTTTGAATAACCCCAGTCAAGACCCTGATAAGGCCCATCAAACGTGGCACGATCAGCGGTGAATTCCTTGACCTCGAACTTGTTATTGAAAATCTGGGTCTTGCTGTTTTTAAGGTAATGCCCAAGCCAGCGATGAGCGTAGGTGGCATAGTCAAAGATGCGCAGGTCACGCTCTTGCAGGGCCTGCATCCGTTCACCGAAAAACGGATTGTCAACAAAGTTAATATCGCGAACAATCGCGCTTGGCGCTTTGTTTTTGATAAACCGAAAGTCAACAGGGCTGTTTTCAGTCTTTGGGTTATAAATCACCCACATTTCAGCGCGAGGTTGGCGGAAGATCGTCGCCTCAAGGTTAGCCCAGCTTGCCTCTGGAATATCCTCGGCTTCCTCGACAATCGTTAAGTCGATCTTGGCAAGCGATTTGATTGACTGCGGGTTGCGGTCAAGACCCTTGAAGATGAACTGCGTCCCGTTCGCGCCAGTAATCGTTTCGCGCGTTACTGTGTAGTGCTTGGCAAGCCAAGGATGAAGCGACAGAGCATCAACGACTTCCCTGTGAAAGCTCTCCGCAATCGAGTTCTGAAACTGCCTGACGCATAGAATGCGGATAGGCTCAGCGTATCCCCAAAGCGCAGCCATGGTTGCAGCGCCTACAGATTTGCCAGACCCGCGCCCGCCTCTCAAAACGCGGTATTGATACTCGCCGCGTGGTGCAGCGAATATCTCTGCTACTTTTGCTGGGAGTTTAACCTCTGCCTCATCCATCCGCGCAGGATAGATTATTTCTCGGTGCTGGTCAAAATGTGGGGCGTTTTGCGCGAAACCTGTTTGCATACAGTTGCAGCCACAAAGGTGCGTGGTATTTGCGGATGAGGAATTTACCGCGTGACGTGATGGTGTTCATTCATTTGGCTCCTTGTTCAGCAATGGCGCGCTTCACGGCATCACAGGCTTCCGCTGCCGTTTCAATAGCGTTGGCCCAGATCCGATCTTGCGGTTCCGATATCGGAATTCCGATATCGCCCCGCAGGTCGGCAATAGCCGCGCAGAGGTCGGCCACATCGCCCAGTGTGATTACCCCAAGATCGCAATTCAGCAGGCATTGGCCCCGGCTTGCATATGGGTGGCCGGTGATCGCGGTGATGCGATTAAGCAGCGCATCGAGTTGGTTGTGATCAGTCATCACCGGCCATCCTGTTCAGCGATGGCGCGCAGGGCTTTTGTTACTACGTCCACCGATCCGCCCGGCTCAGACGACATAGCTTGCGCGATGGCGTCGATGCTGCTTTCGCTGCCCAATAGCACCCGCGCCGCGTCCTGCACGGTGATGGGCTGCGGCGGTGGTTCGACAATAGCATTGGCCACAATGCGGTCGATGAAATCTTCCAGCCTGCCTATGCCAACGGCGAAGTCTTCGGGCAGTGGCAAATCATCAAGCCACGCTTTCCAGCTATCCGCCGCAGCTTCCGCTGATACCATGTAGCCGCAATTCTCCGGGTCAGAGCAATGAATTGCCCCTACCGCGCGGCAACCATCGCACCACACCAGCGGTTTGACCTTAACCACACTCACAGCATCATTACTCATTCCCCACACTCCCAATAATATCCTGACTTGCCAATGCATTCAACCGCAAGCCCGCGAGTGTATGCTTCATACATGGTCATCTTGCGCATAACAATACCGCCAGCAACTGCGCCAGCTATATAGATTACTGCAGCGCATATGATGATGATTGCGCGATCTTGCATCACTTCATCCCTTCCGCCACAAACGCAGCAACCACCAAACTAAACAACATCGCAAGGCCAATTGCTTTTGCAGAACCGCCTGACTTTTCCTTTACAGCAGGCGTCACAGGAACTGGTGGAACATCTTCACCGAATACATCGCGCCACGCCGTAGCTGCGGATACAGACGCCGCAACCTTATCGCGCTCATGCCTGTCTTTGATTTCAGCAATTTCTGCGTCTCGCTTGCGTTTCATGTGGTCAGCAACATCATCAAGGATTTTCTGCACGTTCTGGCGCAGGCCTTCATTGGCAATATTAGTAATGCGGAATTTCCGTTCAGGCGTGTCACGAAACGACGCAATGTAAACGCCATTAATTAGCATTTGATGCCACCAGTCAACACCGATCTCCTCTGAACGGAATTTTACTCCATCAGGGATAACACCCTCGCACCCACGCCAGTAGTTTTCGCCCCTTGCGTGTTTATAGCTCGTTTTTTGCATCACGGCTTCCTCACAATAGTCCAGCACTTAGCTGGCATTCCTTTGATATACAGCACATCACCAAGCATCTTGCAATCGCTTTCATTCACGCGGATAGGCTTCATAATCACGCGACGGTTATACGCAAGCACGGTATTGCCTGCTGTCAGTTCTGATTTGATGAAGGCAAGTTGCTTGTGCATGGATAGATTATAGGCCAGCCATGCACTGGATGTCAACGATTTTCCTGCATGGCGTCGCGGATTTCCGTCAGGGTTTGTATTGCGGCTGTAAGGTCTGATGCAGACATACGTGCGACTTCAAGCTTAACACGAACACCGTCTGCGGTTTCGTCTGACACTGCAACACACCCATACACACCCGGCACGATCTCTTTCCGTGTCACGGTGCGGACTGGGGATCTAGTAGCGCGGGAAATCATTTCATAGTATTCAAGACTATCTTTGACACGCACTCCCCACTTACCATTTACAACGTTCCAGTTTCTTAGAAACCCATTCGGATCACGCTTTATTTCATAAATTATATCAGAATACCTATGAAGAACCACATCTCCGACTTGCGCGCCAAGTTCTTTCAGCGTTCCGACTTGGGTCATTTCCATCCGCTCCACTTTGCGTTTCGTTGCATCGTTCATCGCACAGGCAGGTGATCATGTCAAGCGAAAAAAATATGCACCACACGCGAAAATTTCGCTTGCACAGGTTAGCGCAGTGGTGTAGGTATGATGACAAGGAAACGCTAGCAGGAGTGAATGAAATGACCATGGACACCGACACCGAAATCAAATGGCTTAAGACACAACTTGCCGCTGCACAGGAACTGAACCACCTTATGCGCCGCTGCCTAAATGAGGCTCGTGAATGGAATTGGATTGACTACAAAGATGAAGTAGATGAGCGCGGAGCGGAAGCAGTTCGTGAGGAGCTGACGTATGCTACGAAGTGCTCTGACAACATCGACAAGGCGCTGGAAGCTCACAAGCTGGCTTATGGGTGGTGACATGACGCGCAGCACTTGAGGATACAATCAACGCTAGGCCCAATTTTAGCGCCATACAGCCGCCTTTAGATTTTGCTGCTGTCATACACCAGACAATCCCTAATCGCTTTCCACGGCCTTCGTTGGGGCCACAGCGACGATTTTGATAACGCTAGGCGAGCTGCCATCGCTTGATGTGTTGTCAACGTGCTGCGTCGGTGCCCCAAAGCCGCGATCTTGAGCATCCTTTAGTAGCTTGAGAACGTCGGCGCGGATATGCTCTAGCTTTGTTGGGTCATCGTCAGCCGACGACACAACACGAGCCAGTGCCTCGACTAGATCGGCTTGCACCTTAGCGGCAGCTTCAGCGGCCCGCACTTCTGCTTTGCGATGCTCACTGGTCTTTCCGCCCGGGTTTCCTGATTGCCCGGGCTTCCATTGTGTATGCTCTGGAGGCTTTCCATATCCGACCTCAGACATATTCGATCCCTGCTTTCTCGGACTTATCCTTGATGCATCAAACCAAATCTTTGAATTTCACATCAGCGTAAGTCTTATTCTTTAGATCAATCTTGTTGTGAAACGCATACTGATCAAAAGCCGCAAATGCTTCCTCAATCGTCGGATAATCTGCAGTCACTCGTTTTAGCACTGGCTTGACTTGCACAAAGAAAAATCCTTGTGGCTTCCCTCCAAAAATTTCTTGCCCACCAGATAGCGAATAACCGTGATTATAAATTCGCGCGTATTTGTGAAACATTTCCTTATTGATCATTTTGATTTCCTTCCTGATCAGTTTCCCACATATCAAGCATATCGCGCCCTAATTCCGTCATGTCAATTCTCCGGCACATGGCGTCATTGTCAAATATGATTGCGATATACCCCAATTCATAACAACGCATGATCACTGTTTTAGCATGTCCAAGCGTTGGCATTCCGATAGTTTCGATTGTCGCAAGCCCAGCTTTAGTCGCCATGCCGTGCCAGTATAGTCCGCAGTTGTCAGCGATGGCAGATAGAAGCCGCGCCTCGTCCTGCTGTAGCACAATATCCTCATTAAGCCAAGGAGGAGGCCAAATGCCTTTAGCTCGCATTGTGACAATATCTGCCATGCGCTGTTTGTCCATTACTCTCGCCAGATCGTCTTGCCAATCATGCTCTGGCGGCTGTGTATCGTGGCTATAATCAAACAAGGTTTGTGTCATGGTGATGATGTTACACCATGACGATGTGGTGTGTCAAGGGTGGTTAGTCCAGCTTGAACGATGACATGATGACACGATGTGGTCAACAGGAAAACCACAAGATCACAAAAAAAATCACCAAACTGCCAACGAACGCCGGAAGTTCGATTTTCCACCATGGATCTGTCTTATCCGGCGGTATATGCTTTACCATGCCAGAAGCCATTCCCGCACAAGTCCACCTCGCACGATGTCATCAGGCCCAAACTCGATGTGAGGCACGTTGACAGCCCCGGAGTGAATGCGCGCCAGTGCGTATGCCAGCCCGCTATCACCGCGTAGGTCTTTCTGCCGAATATCACCGTTTACCACGGTTTTCGTTCCAGACCCGAGCCGTGTTAGGAACATCAGCATTTCTTCCGGCGTCGTATTCTGGCTCTCGTCCATGATTACGAACGCGTTGTGAAAGCTGCGCCCGCGCATCAGAGACAGAGGCGCCACCTCAATCTTGGCAGGCTTGTGCGCCGTGGTTTTCATGTCGGTCTGGACTTTGCCATGACCAAGGCATTCGCGCAGCACGTCAACCACAGGCGCGGCCCATGGCGCATATTTCTCATCCAGCGTTCCTGGCAGATAGCCAAGATCACGACCGCAGCTTACGTTAGGCCGCGTGATGATGATCTTGTCCACATCGCCTGCAGCGTATAGTTCAGCCGCATATGCCGCCGCCATGTAGGTCTTGCCTGTGCCGGATGATCCAGTGACGAATACCTGCTCATGGTCTCGCATGGCGTCAAGGTATTCAGATTGTCGGGCGTTCATCGGCGCTAGTCGTGGCGCGTGTTGCTGATCGTCTGCGACTGGGTCATAGGTCCGGCGTTTTGCCATTGTGTATGGTCCTGTGGGTTTCGGTTAGGTCATGGTATGGTGCGGCGTAGCCGTTGTAAAGGCGGCCTATTCAGGATGAGAAAGACGCATCGAGATTGGACTGAACGGTTTCAGCAAACTTACGCGCTCCGATCATGCTGTCAAAAACATAACGCAACTTGGTTTCACCAAGGATTTCCGCAGCGTCTTGGTCGATCATGACGATGTAACGTTTTACCATGTGCGGCCCGTAGGTTTCTTTGATGGTTGCGGCTTTGATCGGTGCATTGATCATGGCTGTAATCCTTGTGTTTCGTTACGATAACCATATACCAGTGATCACCACAAGCAAGCGAAAAATCATGCCATCTGCGGTAAATTTCCGCTTGACCGATGTGCATGGTGATGTATGGTCATGACATGCCGCACGGTGCGGCGATGGAGATGATGATGGGCCAGATCGTAACAAAATCTCAATACGATGCGCTTATGGAAATTGCAGATCGCGGCGAACGTCTGAAAGCCTGTGATCTGAACATTCGGCCTCAAACGTGGAACGCTCTCGTAATGCGCGGATGGGTTGAAGTGAAGGACGGTCATGCGTTTGTGACGGGTGTGGCATGGGATGCGATGAAATGACACTCCCAGCTTGGATTGTGATGAATGGCCGCGTTCCGCGCTGGGCATTCCGTCGGTTTCGCATCATCGCAGGGCCAACGAAATGCCGAGTATGCAAAAGACTGACCTAGCCACCAGTGCAAGAGACGTGCAAAAGGCCCGCTGTTCAGGCGGGCCTATTCATATCATGCGATGCGCCAGATGTGATATGTGTTTCTGTTAACTTTCTTTGTCCTGAACTTCTTCCCAGTCTCATACGCGTGTTTTAGTGCATAGTCTTGTGGTGACTGCCATCCGCCATACTGGCCTAACTTTACCTCCACAAAGTCACCAACTTCCATAGACGAAAACGGCCACTTTGGCTTTCTTCCACTTCTTGAGTAGATTCCATCATCCTTCATTTCCTCTTCTGTGGCTTTGTCGAAATTCTTTGGCATCTTCATGCAATCCTCCAAATGCGCCATACATCGGCAGCAACCTTGCGAGTGCGGAATTTCTTCTTGACCTTGAATGCATATGTTGAGGCGTAAGCCTGCGGGTTTTGTGGCCCGTATTCGCCAAGCCTGATCACCACGACGTCGCCAACATCCATAGCGGCAAAAGGCCATTTAACAGAACCACGTTGCTCACTTGTGAATGTTCTGCCAGTGCGGCGGCACTCATCAATGTTCATTTCTTCTGAGGTTGCCTTCTCAAACATGCTACATCCTTTTGATTAGTAGGTATGTAGTGTGTATACACTAAAGCTGTGGACTGTCAACAAGCCAACCGCTTTCTACCACGGTAAGGCGCTGGTAAGGTGTCTGGTAGTAGGTAAAGGCGCTATTTTAGACGAGCTAACACACTGATATATATATATATTCCATGAAAATAGTATGTAGTAGCCTACCAGCCAACCGTATTTCAGAAAAACATAGTGTTTTATACAAATCTGTGTGTGATCGTATTTTGGTGAAAATACGCATAAAAGAATACACACATATCTTTTTCGGTTGGTAGGGTCTTTTGGTGGTAAGTAAAATCAGCAAAAACAAACACTTAGCAACCTACCGTTTTTTTAGGTTTCCAGATGTTGACACGTCGCACTATGCCGTGTATCCATGGTGTCTGAATGACGGAGAGAAAATGTCAGACGCCTTGAGTGACTTCATTGCAGCCATGCGAGAGGCAGGCTGCGCGCCTTCAAGCGGTGACGTGATCGCGGATGACGTGCTACATCGCTTCCATATTGACGGCGACAAGCCGCGTTCCGAGAACGGCGCGTATCGGTTGCAGATCAATCCAGATGGTTTCGGCGTTGGATGGTTCAAGAACTGGAAAACCGGCGAAACAACGCATTGGCACAGCAAGACTAGCCGCAAGGCCACAGCGGAAGAGAAAGAAGCCGCCAAGAAACGCATACAGCAGATGAAGGAAGCGAGGGAAGCGGCGGATGCGGAGGCAAAGCGCCTAGCCGTGCAAAAGGCCGCTAAGCTGTGGGCTGATGCAAAGCCTGTGACTGGTGATGAGCCGTATCTAGTGCGCAAGGGCATCACTGGAGAAGGGTGCCGAGTTATTGGTGATAGCGTTGTGGTGCCGCTGCGCAAGGATGGTAAGCTGGTCGGCCTGCAATTCATCCAAGACGATGGCGACAAGCGGTTCTTGAACGGATCGGACGTGCACGGCGCTTATCACAGCATGGCGCGTAAGGGAGACGATCTGAGCACGATTGTGATTGGCGAGGGCATGGCGACTATGGCAAGCGTTCGTGCTGCTATGGGCTGGCCTTGCATCGTGGCGTTCAACGCGGGAAATCTGAAAGAGGTTGCCAAGGTTATCCGCAACAAGTATCCAGATGCGCGCATTGTGATCTGCGCGGATAACGACCAATGGACAGTCATCAAGGGAAAGCCTGTCAACGTTGGCATTGAGGCGGCACAGCAGGCGGCTGTTTCTATCGGTGGCGCACAAGTGGTCTGGCCTGCGTTCCCGTCTGATGATGAAGCGCGGCGCACGGACTGGAACGATATGCACGTGAGCGATGGGCTGGACGCTGTTCGCGCTGGACTGAGCGCCGCCCCCACCGTGCAAAAGGCTGATGTCCCAGAGATCGACGACTGGCAGCCTATCAGCGAAGAGGAGTTGATTGAGGTTCATGGCGATGACCCTCTAAGCGTGATCCGTCCAATGGGTCACGACAGGGGTGATTATTACTTTATGCCGAAGTCTGGCGGTCAGATCGTGAGGGTTGGCGCAACGGCGCTTGGTCGTATCCAGACGCTGTATAGGCTAGCGCCAAGGGGGTTCTGGGAAAACCATTACGGAACGCCCGGTAACAAGGTCAGCGATAGCGAGATTGCAAGTTACGCCAGCGCGCATTTGATTGAGGCTTGCCACAGGATCGGGGTATTCGAGGCTAACAAGGTGCGTGGCGTCGGGGTTTGGATCGACGGCGGGCGCACGGTTGTGAACTGCGGCGACGTGCTGATCTGTGATAAGCAGAAAATTCATCCGAGTGACTTCAAAGGCCGGTATCTGTATGAATCAGGCGCAGCCGTCATTGATCTGGACTGCGAACCGTTGCACAACAAGGAAAGCGCGAGGTTGCGTGATGCTTGCAAGCTGATCAAGTTCAAACGACCACAATACGCTGACCTTTTGGCCGGATGGATCGTTATTGCCATGATAGGGTCTGCTGTTGTGTGGCGACCTCATATCGTGATCACAGGGCCTAAGGGCAGCGGGAAGTCAACGATTGTTGATGACGTGATCAAGGCGGCATTGGGTGACGTGGCGATCAATGGCGATGGCGGGACCACTGAGCCGGGCGCTAGGAGGCTGTTAGGCTTGAGTGGGCGACCATTCATCATGGATGAGGCAGAGAGCGAGAATAAGTCCACACAGACTGAAATGGCTAAGATTTTCTTCCTTGCTCGACGTGGAAGCAAAGGCGGCAAGATCAGTAACGCCTATGCGGATTTCATTGTGCGGTCTTGCTTCTGCTTTGCGGCGATCAACCCGCGTATTGAACAAGGGGCCGATAAAGATCGGATCACAACTCTTGAATTGGTTGTGGATAAATCTGCAAGTCGAAAAGAAAACTATGCGACATTGATGCGCGCAATCAAGGATTGCATGGTGGACAACTTCCCACAGCGACTAATGGCGCGAACAGTTGAACATATTGATTCGCTGTTTCACAATATCAAGGTGTTTACTTCCGTTGCGAGTGATGTATTCGGCAACCAGCGTGATGGCGACCAGATCGGTGCGCTATTGGCTGGGTCATATTCTCTTGTCAGCACAAACAAAGTAACTTTGGAGTTTGCACGGGAATGGATGGATAAACAGGAATGGGATTGGCACGGATCAGACAATGATATGACTGATGCGGAGAAGCTGGTGACGCATATCATGACATTGCGTGTTCGATATGACCATGACGGGCGCAGCTATGAAAGCAGTATTGGCGACATGGTATCTGCGGCGTCGATTAAGGGCGCACCGGGATATGATGCTGCTGATAAGGGCCTGCGCGGGTATGGCATTCGGGTTATTGATGGCCGGATCGTCATTGCGAACAACAGCCCACAGCTAAAACGGATGCTGGATGATACGCCTTGGGCGGTGTGGCGTGGAACGCTTAGCAACTATCCGGGTGCAGATAACTACGGGAACAAGCCTGTGTATTTTGGCAGTGGTTTCGAGTGTAAGGCGACAAGCCTGCCATTGGATAAGGTCATGGGGAAGCGGGATACTGTGGCATACGATAGTGAAGATATTGGGTTTGGGGATGATTGGCGATGAGTAGCATCAACCTATTCCCAGATCAAATAAAGTGGATTGATGAAATCAAGGAATCTATGCGCAACAGCAAAGCTATTTGTGCTGTTGCTCAAACGGGATTTGGTAAAACGCTTTCCAGCGCATACATGATGAGCAAGATTTGTGAAAAAGGGAACACGGCTTGGTTTATGGTTCCTCGCCGAGAACTTTTGAAACAAACATGCAAATCTCTTAATGAATATGGAATTAATTACGGTATAATTTCAAACGGATATACTCCAAACCCATTTGCAAAGATTAATGTTTGCACATCTGGAACATTGAATAACCGCATCAAGAAAGGTTTAGTAAAAGCGCCTACTGTTTTGTTTCACGATGAAGCACATTTTAGCGGCGGTCAGATTGATGACATTATTGATTGGGCGCGTGATAGTGGATCATGGCGAATTGGATTAACCGCAACACCGGAAAGGTTAGACGGTAAAGGGCTTGATCGTCATTACGATACTATGGTCGAGGGCCCTAGTTTATCATGGTTGATCAAAAACAAAAGGCTATCTGATTTTAGATACTTTGCGCCATCAATTCCAGATATGACTGGAATTCGCAAAAGCAATGGAGACTACTCGACAAAGCAGATGGAAGAAAAGTTTTCACAAGATCGTGTTAGAATTGGAAATGCTGTTAAGCACTACAAGGAACACGCATACGGAAAAAAACATTTGTGTTTTTGTGTATCTGTAAGGGACGCAGAAAAGGTTGCTGAGGGATTCCGTGATGGTGGGGTTTCTTGTTTGGCTGTTTATGGAGAATTGGGCGATGCTGAAATAACGCGGCGTATTATCGCGCTTGCGCTAGGTGAAGTAATGGCGCTGACAAGCGTTAATCTTATGGCGTTTGGATTTGACCTAGCAAGCGCTGCACGTATGCCTGTAACAATTGAAAGCCTTGGTATGATGCGGCCTAGTGACAGTCTAGCGCTTGTGCTACAAATGTGGGGAAGGGGCTTGCGCATGAAGGATCAACCGTGCTATATTTTTGACCACGCTGGTCTTGCTAGTAAACATGGATTGCCGGACGATGAACGCAGATGGACGCTTGCGGGGAGGGAAAAACGCAGCAGCGGTGGAGAAAAGAAAGAACCGACTAGACAATGTCAGTCTTGCTACTACGTCCATAGGCCAAAGCCATGCTGCCCAAACTGCGGTTTTGTGTATCCGGTAAATTCGCGCGAAGTTGAAGAAATCGAAGGCGAATTGATGGAGGTAAGCCGTGATCAAGAGCGCGTAGAATCCAAGCAAGCCAGACAGAACCAAGGTCGCGCAAAGACCTACAATGAGTTACTAGCCCACTTTGTCCTGAAAGGCAGCAAAAACCCGCACTTTCAGGCGATGACTGTTATGACGCAAGAAAACGAAAGGCGATGAAGTGAAAATCGAGATCACCGGAGACCGTGAAAAACATAAGTGCCGTAATTGTGGAGAGATGCATACAGATTGCAATGAAGTTTATGTTGATGGGAAAATGATCATAAGCCTTCCTGCTTATTGGGCTTGCTATATGGATCATCCTATTAGCAAAAAGGAACTGCTAATCATTGCGCTTAGGCAGTTGGTTCATCATGTTGAGATTAATGGAATTTAGGATAAAGTCACAACTTGAGTAGTTGATTATGAAAATCGAGATCACAACTGACAGCGATGATCATAAATGTGAATGTTGCGGAATGACGTATGCAGAAGGTGGAAAGGTTCACGTGGATGGTAAGTTGATCGTTGACCTTCCAGCGATTGCACATTGTTGTGGCGGTCAATCATTTAGCCAAGATGAATTGCTGGTGATTGCACTTCATGAATTGGGCCATACTGTTGACGTTGACGGATATCCATTCCACATCAGTTGCGTTTATGCCTAGAGGCTTCTTCAAAACAGGCGCAATTGTGTCTGTGTGTAGCGACGACAGCGAAACTTGCGTGACAATGGTTCGGGAATGGTGTAAGGGTATGGGTTACACGAGCGATGACGTGCGGATTGTGAAGCGAAACGGTCAGATTATCGCAGAGGCTAAGAGGGATTTGATGCATGAGGATAGGGATGTTCTGGAATGACGCAGCGCAAGAATAAGTATCTGTATCTCTTTGCGTGCGAAAAGTGTTTCATACTCTTTCCGGGAAAGAAAGGCTGCGCGTGCCAAAAGTGCGGAACAGTTGCTAAGTTACTACATAGGATTCCAAACGATGACGCAGCGCAGTGAAGCCAACATCCAATCTGACATCCTAATAGCGCTGTCTAAAGCTGGTGCTATTGTATGGCGCAACAACACTGGCGCACTGCAAGACAAGACCGGAAGGCTTGTTCGCTATGGGTTATGCAAGGGGAGCGCGGACATCATCGGAATCTGCCCGGACGGTCGATTTCTTGCCGTCGAAGTGAAAAATAGCACTGGACGGGCAACATCGGATCAGGTAAGGTTCATTGAAGCGGTGCGCTCTAAGGGTGGCCGCGCTGGTGTAGCTAGAAGCGTGAAAGATGCGCTTCGGATTTTGGAGGGATAAATGGACATCGCATGGAAGAAATACAAGGTAATTTTTGACAATTTCACTGATGATGAAATTGATCGTGAGGTTTTGCATTCTCAAGAAAATATCAAAGATGATCTTGCTTTTCTTGAATCTTTTTCAGCTTGGGTTAAGGCAGGCAGACCTCGTAATAGCTTTGGAGGGATGAAATGAAAATCAAGTGCAGCCATGATCTTTATGATGGAGACGTTGTTTCTGGTAAGTGGTATGAAGCGGCTTGCGAAGACGACGGAACGGTTAATTTTAAAGACGAAACCGGATTCCGTATTTATTGCCTGCCAGATGGAAACTGCCCGCACCTAGTAAATATTCCAGGCGCGTTCTAGACGGTCAAATGATGATTAACCGCATCACCATACGATGCAACAACCGCGCTGACTGGCTTTCTTATCGCAAGCCTGATGTGACCAGCACCGACACGGCGGCATTGTTTGGCCTAAGCCCATACAAAACCAAGTTTGAGCTATACCATAAGCACGCATCTGGTATCATCCTTGACTTCAAGGAAAACGACCGCATGAGAAAAGGTAACGCGCTTGAGTATGGCATCGCAGAACTTGCCGCAGAACAAGAGGGCTGGACTGACTTGCAGCCGTTCAAAGACTATATGCGGATGCCTGACTTGCGGATTGGGTCCAGCTTCGATTTCATAGCCAATCGTGACGGCAATCGCATCCTTGTGGAAATCAAGCTAGTCGATCCGTTCCGATACAGTGATATGTGGGTGGATGGCCAAGCACCTGATCACATTGAAATCCAAGCCGCACATGAGATGATGGTTGCTGATGTTGACCAGATTGCGATTGTTGCTTGGACTGGCGGATATGATTGCAATGTGATCTATCGCGACCGTGATCCAGAAATGGAAGCGTCTATGCTTGCGACGATTGCGCAGTTTTGGGCTGATGTTGACGCGAAGAACGAGCCTGAGCCTGACTTTGCCAAGGATGAGGCAACGATTGCGGCCTTGTTCCGCAGCCTGCGACCACAGCCGGAAGATATGTCTGATGCAGGGATTGATGATCTGGTGACGCAGTTTGAACTCGCCAACATGCAAAAGCTTGAGTTTGAGAAGCGGTCCAAGGAACTAAAGGCGCAACTGCATTTCAAGCTAGGGGAAGTTGCAGAAGCGTTCACAAACTGCTACAAGATCAAAGCTGGATGGACTAAAGACACAGAAGGCACGGAGGTAACAGCGGATATGGTCGGAACGCGGATCGGCGGTCGCAAAGGCT